TGTGATTGAGTCTGCAATAACTTTAGCGGAGATCATCGGTTAATCTTTCTTGCCTGCTTGGCCCGTTTAGCCTTAGCACGGCGTTCCTCTAGAACGGTCCATGGACGACGCTTCGTCATCGAGTATCGGGAGAACTTCAAGCCTTCAGGCTCAGATACGAAGATCGTATGCTTAGATGCGCCACGACGCTCCTGCAGGGCTTGGTACAGGTCTTTGACCTGATCAGGTGTAAGATTTTCGAGTTGCTGTGGATTCATAATTTCCTTTCGTCTAGTTCAATTATAGCTCATGACGAGGATCCTGTCAAGAGTTTCCGTTAAATTAGGAAGAGAGACAAGGAGAATTCTATGGGAATGAGTTACGGCGGTAAGAGATGGACACTCCCACTTTCGCTGCGAGCGCTAGAACAGGAAGCTAACCTGATAGCACCGAGACGTTCTAAGGCTAGTGATGGTTCGATTGGTGACCAGGCCCATGCTTCTAGAAAATCTGACCATAATCCTTCTGGTGGCTGGGTACATGCAATTGACCTAACACACGATCCGAGAAATGGTTTTGATGCACACGCTCATGCCCGCAATATCGCTGCACGACATGACGGTCGTATCGAATATATCATTTCTAATCGCAAGATTGCAGAACGTGAAAATGGGTTTAGATGGCGTAATTATGATGGAGAGAATCCTCATACTATACACGCTCATTTTTCTATCAGACATACTACACTTGCCCGATATGATACAAGTAAATGGCTTAATGCCATAATTTTATTTCCTACACCTACCCCTCCAGTATATGTTCCACCAACACCAAAGCCTACACCTGCACCACCGGTAATTATTCCAGCCCCACCCGTTATCAACCCACCAACTTACACAGAGGATGATGAAATGTCAATTTTTAGAGATCACACAGGAGCTATCTGGCTTATCTATGGCAGCGGTGAACGTCGTCACCTTAGTTCTATGGATGAGGTGAATGTACTGCGGATGACTATTGCTCCTAAGTATATTGATCTTGGAGCTAATGCTATTCAGAGTCAAATTATTCTTAATAACACTCGGCCACTATGATCCAAGACTGGGCTTCGGCCATGGAAAAATCTACAGTTAAATTAGGAAGAGAGATAGGAGATCTATGGTAGCCGTAAGTGGTAGGGGATGGTCGCTCGCACCGTCACTAGTAGCGTTAGTGAAAGAATGTGATAGACGAGCACCAAGGCGTTCTACACTGAGTGACGGATCTATCGGTGATTCCGCTCATCGAGCGAGAAAATCTGACCATAATCCTTCAGGCGGGTCGGTTCATGGTGTAGATATTACTCATGACCCTAAAGATGGCATGGATATCCACGCTCATCTACGCAATATTGCTGCGAGACACGATGGTCGTGTAGAGTATATGATCTCACTAGGTATGATTGCCGAACGAGAAAACGGATTCCGCTGGGTACGTTACAACGGCGAAAATCCTCATAATAAACATGGACATATTTCTGTCAGACACACAACGCTAGCACGATTCGATACAAGTCCTTGGCTTGGTGGTGTAGTAAGTTTCCCTACTCCTGTGCCACCGCAGATTTATGTGCCGTCAACACCTAAGCCAACTGCTAATCCACCCGCACCACCAACTGAGATAGTTGAAGATGGACCACCTATAGAGGAAGAAGAGATGAAAATTTACGCACTGAATTATCCAAACCGAGTCGAATACTGGCTTACCTATGCTGATGGTTGGCGCACTAATCTTAATGCACAGAATGATCTACCAACATTCTTCCGCATGGGAATGCCTGTTGTCAATATCGTAGGCGAGTATGATTGTAATACATTCAAGAACTTTACTAGTGAGCGTCCGTACGGCCAATGGTAAACGACTGGGCTTCGGCCATGGAAAAAGTCTACAGCGAGGCTATTTATCAGTCTTGTAATGTAGCTGATCTTGAATTTACTAGCGGTCATCGTATTGAAGTCCGACTTGCCCTTTCTGATTCTCAGAAGCAGGTCGGACTTTCTGCCGCAGAGACGCTTGATATGGGAATGCTATTTTATTATAAGCAGCCTACATATATTCCTTTCACGATGGCTGAGATGGCCCACGATCTTGATATAGGTCACTATAATTCCGAGGGTATTCTTATTCAGTCTACTCAGTGTGAGGCTGGCTCTCTAGAACATGTGACTTGCTCGATGCCTTTCAGCTACGTATTGGAAATGCCTGCTGGCACTCTTCCTGTCGGAAACTTTCGGATTATCTGATGGCTGAACAGAAGAATCTATGGTATGATGAAGATGTAGATCTTTGTCAATCCTGTGGTCAAAGTCGCTATGTTCCATCAAAAACAGCCGGGTTATGCATCGAATGCAACCCGGCTGATCCTAAATATATTGGAGCGGATAACGAGATTTGAACTCGTACCTTCAGTTTGGAAGACTGACGTGCTAGACCGTTAAACACTACATCCACTAGACAGGATAGCGGGACCTTATCTCCGCATCTTGCGGCCCCAATGGCCGACGTTCTAGATTTTAAACTATATCCTGTTGTCGGAATAGTGAGATTCGAACTCACGACTTCTCGGCCCCAAACCGAGCGCTCTTCTCACTGAGCTACATTCCGATGGTCAGAGTGGCAAGATTTGAACTTGCGATCTCCTGTTTCCAAAACAGGCGGATTAACCAAACTTTCCCACACTCTGTTAAATTTTCGAGAATGACAGACCGGTACCGCCCCGGCTACTTACCGCTTTGCAGGCGGCATACTCACTTCTCGTCTCTGCCATTTGTGGGAATGGGTAGATTCGAACTACCGACTTCCGGGGTTTCGAGCCGGTACTCTTCCTAACTGAGTTACATTCCCTAGTTAGTGTTAGGTCACTACCCTCCGGTTTAAGGCTTACCGTTGCCATACACTATTTGGGTGATCGACGGGACTTGAACCCGCCAATACCAGGGACACAACCTGGCGTGTTATCATTACACTACAGCCACAGTGCGCAGAGTAGGATTCGAACCTACGTAGCCATTACAGCGAGCGGTTTACAGCCGCTTCCCTTTGTCCGCTTGGGTACCTGCACAAGATTTGTTACTTATTTTTATTTCTCCACTCCTTCATATATAATCTATGATAGTTTTTACACACAGAACATTTACATCTAGCTGCCCACATAGTGGAAGTCCCATGTTGACGTTTATTTATATAAGTAATCTTAGTCTTCTTTTTATGACAATCATAACAGAGTACTTGACAATTAACTAATTCTTTATCACGAGTTTCTTGGCGTCTTGACCAGAGTTGACTCGGTTTGATAGTTTTAAGACTAGGATCAATATGATCCACCTCAAGACGATCTGTTGATCCACATTCAACACAACATCCGCCTTGAGAGTCGATCCAATCTTGGCGTCGTTCAGCCATCCACTGACGCTGATATTCTCTTTGTTGTTCTTTCGTCGCCATTGGCATAACATATTCCTTTACTATGGAGGAGGGTAGAAGAGTCGAACTCCCAGACTTTCACCTGCCCTGGTATTCAACACCAGTTGCCAGCCAACCTAGCGGTACCCTCCTAGGTTTATGGTGGACACATATCGGCGTCGAACCGATGTCTTCCTCATTGCAAGTGAGGAGCTTTCCCAGCTAAGCTAATGGCCCAAGTTGGTGGCGTGCCTCGGAGTTGAACCGAGAGTTGAGGCTTATGAAGCCCCCGTGTTACCATTACACTAGCCCGCAACGGCTTTTTTAAAAGGCGGTACACCCAAAGGGAAGGGAGCCTGGACAATGATACTCGTAACGACGATGCTGATACATTCGGCTCAACCTTTCCCTTCGTGTTTCTTACTAACCTTATCGACACTTGCTATATTTTTATTTACAACGATTAATCTTCGTCATCTAGATCGAGGAAGAAAACCTCATCATCACAGGCGATGACTTGACCAAGCGTTGATATGGTAGGACGCATCGGCATCGCCTCTAGCATGTCTGCAGCGTTCCGAAAAATGTTTGCTGCTACGAGTGGATGGCATCCATCGAGATCTATTTTTGGTTCTACATCATCTTCAAGAATAATAGAGATGATTGTAAGTCCTGTACCTAGATCAAACTGTTCTTCCATTAGTAGCTCCAGTCTATTTGGTTCTACTATATTTAACGGCTTAGTCGACGGGGTTGCCTTCGCCGTCTACAGTACTAGTATAGCGCTTCCCACGGAAGATTGCAACTCCGTCGTTGATCAGGACGTTGGTTGGCCATGCCGCACG